GGCCGGAACAGCTGTTTTGTTCGGTTCAAGGTCGGTGACGACTGGAAGGTGGCCAAGTGCATCGCCCTGGGAGGGCAGTACTATATGACCACCAACCATACAGTCCCACTGTTTGACGATCATATCTCTTGTCAGATGGTGCGCTCAGTCGACGTCAAAGGCGTGACTAACACGGTGAAATTCCTGTTGTCTGCTAAGGACGTGAAGCGTGATCATGACAAGGATATTTGCATCTTCAGGGTGCGTTCTGCTCCCCCAGCTAGGAAGATCCTAGAGCTGTTCGCGAAGAAAGCTCTTAAGAACTACCGTGGGGAAGGCTACTACCTCGGTCGGAACACCGATGGAAGTGTCTTCAACCGGCCTGTTAAGGGTATCTACCTGGGTGAGCACTACAACAGTGAGCTCAAATCCACGTTGCAAATCTACTGGGGCACTGTCTCAGAGCCGACTAGCTACGGGGATTGTGGAGCGATGCTGTTAACTCGCACCCCATCAGGCCCTGTCATTCTTGGCATGCACCAGCTCGGTGGTCGTTCTTCGACTGTCGGAGCTGTTCGCGTGACCTATGAGGACATTATGGATCTGTTGGGTGATGCGATTCTTGTCGGGGATTCAGAACCTATGTTAGATGCTGAGAGCACTAACGTGGGCATACCGGGTCCCGTCCACTTTAAGAGCCCAGTCAACTACGTCTTGGATGGTACGTTGGACTGTCATGGCTCTTTTACTGGGTGGCGTTCGGAGCCTCGCTTCAACGTCCAGCGGTCAGTGCTGGCACCCTTCCTTGAGACTCAAGGCTTCGCCGTGGAACACGGACCCCCGATGGTGAAGGGGTGGAAACCGAAGTATGATGCCATGGTTGAGTTGTCAACATTGTATCCGGAAGTAGACACCGACATTGTGGATACAGCTGTAGAAGGCTTTGTCAATGATCTGAAGTTCGTCGACCGTAAGTGGTTGAAACAGATACAGATCTACGACATTCACACGGCCATCAATGGTGTGCCTGGATTGAAGTACGTTGACGGGATTAAGCGCAGCACGAGTGCTGGTTTTCCCTACGGCAAACCGAAACAGGCATACCTAGTACAGCTGGAACCGACTGAGGACTATCCAGATCATGTTATGGTCAATGAAGAGGTCCGAGGTCGTATTCAGGAGATGATCAACCGCTATTCAGAAGGCAACCGTGCAGGTTCTGTCTTCAGGATGGCGTTGAAGAATGAAGCACTCCCGATCGAGAAAGCCAGAAAGGGCAAAGTGCGTTCGTTCACCATGGCATGCGTCGAGCTAACCATTGTGATGCGGATGTATACACTCTCGTTCGTGCGAGTGTCACAATCGAATCATTTCCTGTTCGAGTGTGCACCTGGTATTGAGGCCCAGTCCTGTGAGTGGGACTTCCTCTACCAGTACCTTACCCAGTTCGGAACTGAGCGGTGTGTGTTTGGAGATTTCAAAGGGTTTGATAAATCCATGCACCCTGTGTTCATCCTCGCCGCGTTTGAGGTGATTGCACGCTTTCACGAGTTTGCTGGAGCCACTCGTGAACATGTCAACGTGATCCGCTGTATCGCGTATGACATTGCGTTCGCGCATGTGGACTTCTTTGGGGATCTCGTGACACTCTACGGAAAGAACCCTTCCGGTCAAGCACTTACCGCACATATCAACGGGTTGGTGAATTCGTTGTACATGCGGTTCGTGTGGATCCATTGTTCTCCTTTTGAGGACGCGGCGCTGTTCAAGCAGAATGTCGCTCTCATTACGTATGGAGATGATAACGGGATGGGTGTTTCTGATAGAGCACCGTTCTTCAACCACACAACTATCGCTGAGACTTTGGTCACCATTGGTGTCACGTATACCATGGCTGACAAAGAGAGCGCTAGTGTACCATACATCAGTATTGCGCAGGGGTCATTCCTCAAGCGTAGCTGGCGTTGGTGTGAGGAGACAAGAACGTATGTTGGGCCATTAGAATTGGCATCTTTGTCAAAGATGTTGATGGTGGTGGTCCCATCGTCAGTCGTTAGTCCTGAAATCCAGGCCGTGGACACACTCAGGAGTGCAAACTCCGAGTATTTTTGGCACGGACGAGAGATGTTCGATAAACACCACACGCTTTTGCAACATGCAATTGTTGCGTGTAACTTGCAAGTGTACATGCAGGCCCCTCTAGAGAGTTGGGATGACCTGATGCTACGCTATAAGAAAGCGAGTCTGCAGTTTCTCGAGACGGCTGAAGTCCATCCGTTTGTGGACACATCTCAATACCGATTTGAGATCTTACAGAGTGGTATAGAACCAGAGACCGATTCCCGCATGTGCTTGCACTGTGGGAGGATGAGGTTCGATGACTACGATGTGGATTGTGAGCATTGTGGCAGAAATGACACATGCGAGCTGTGTGGCCGAACGGAGGACACGGTCAGCGCAAGTCTGTACGCGTACCTACCTTACCCACTTGCTGGAGGCCAGCATTGTGTGGATTGTAGGCACGATCTCGTACAAACATACCCGTGCACTCGGTGCGGAATGACGGGATGTGAGTCTTGGCTGATCGATGAAGTCGAAGATCTGGACGATTTCCCCCCCTGCATTTACTGCGGGAGATGTGAATTACGGACAGATAGATGGATTTCGCGGTGTGGGCATTGTTACCGTGATGGTGACCCTGGACACCCTGTGAGTGAAGGCGCTGTTGCAGCCCTGCGCCAAATCCTAAATGGACTGCACCCCGGCGATGGTGAAACGTCGGGCGGCGATGCCGTAAACCAAATCACCCCACCTACGTCGATCTTGGCGCCAAAACTCACCTTGGAGGAAGGCGCGGTTGCGAGTAGTGTGGATGCCAGGGACCCAGAGCCCTGCCCCACCATAGGCGTGCTAAGCAGGCACAATCAAGGACCAAGGACTGCTCCCAGGGCCGGGAACCAGTCTGATGATCATAGGCCTACTCAACCACAAGATCAAGAATTCCACCTCCAGTCCGGTATGGAGGGTGGTAGCGAACAAAATATCGGGGGTGACGTGATGTCCTCTACCAGTTCCGATGTCCAGACGCAGCAAACAGCTACGTTTGTGGACAGCGGTGTTGGCGACACGTTATCTTTCGCAGAGGCAAGCGATCGCGTTTTTACGTACGACAAGCAAAATAACGCTGAGTTAGGAGATTTTCTCTCCCGACCGCGTTTGATCCAGTCAGTCACCTGGACGCCTGGCGTGCTGTCAACCACTACATTCGACCCCTGGTCATTGTATTTGGCGACGACAGAGATCGCTTACAAGCTCAACAACTACGCATGGTTCCGGGGAACACTCCGAATCAAGGTAGTCACCAACGCTGCGCCGTTTTATTACGGTGCACTGTTGATGTACTACACCCCGTTACCAGCGAGTATGATGCCACTGTCTTCAACGACAGGTGTGAAGCTCCAGCAGTCCCAGCGACCGCACATCTGGATTCTTCCACAGAACAATGAGGGTGGAGAGATGACCATTCCCTTCATTTTCCCCAAGAACTATGTAGCAATTACTAGTGCAGCAGATGTAGCCAAACTTGGGAACCTCACGTTCACGGCATACACTCAGTTGACGAGTGCAAATGGAGCCACATCGAACGGGGTACAAATCCAGGTTTACGCTTGGATGGAGAATGTATCGTTGTTCGGGCCAACAGTGGGTCTGGCCATGCAGGCTGGTGATGAGTACGGGAATGGACCCGTTTCTGCACCAGCTGCTGCGGTAGCACATTGGGCGACGTACCTGTCGCGTGTGCCTATCATAGGCCGATTCGCCAAGGCGACCAGCATTGGAGCAAGTGCTGTTAGCCAAGTGGCAAAACTTTTTGGGTGGTCAAACGTTCCTGTGATTCAGGACGTTCAGCCATACAAAAATGTTCCGTTCCACGACCTTGCGTCCGCGCATATTTCCGAACCTACCTCTAAGTTCCTACTCGACCCTAAAGGAGAGCTGAGTGTAGACCCCGCACTTGTGGGGATCGGAAGCGAAGACGAACTGTCGATCAGTCATCTTGTCCAAAAGGAATCATACCTTGCGACAGCGACGTGGACTGCTGGTGCTCCAGCTAGTACGCTGTTGTTTTCGTGTGCGGTATGTCCTTGGATGTCAGAACGTGGCACAGCTAGTGGAGCTGGCACCTACGCTCTGGCAATGACTCCGATGGCCTGGGTTGGTGCCGCGTTTCAGAATTGGCGTGGAGACATCATCTTCAGGTTCAAGGTCATTTGCTCCAAATTCCACAGCGGGCGTTTACGCATTCACTGGGATCCGACAGCCAGTTTGTCGTCCACAAGTGATTGCACCCACGTAACTTACTCTGCCATTCTCGATATTCAAGAGAGTGACGAGGTTGAGTTCCGCGTGCCGTACATGCAAGCGTTGTCCTGGCAAGAAAACTTGGACACTGCCGCTGGAAATCAGTGGTCCACCTCGGGAGTGGTTGGACCAATTAGCCAGGGAAATGGCTCCCTGGCCGTTCGGGTTTTGAACAACCTGACAGCTCCCATCGACACAGCAACGTGCTCCATTTTGGTGTTCGTGCGAGGTGCAGAGAACCTTGAGTTCGCTAACCCACGTGACTTGCTCAAAGGAAACTCATTCTTTGGAATGCAGTCTGGTACTGAGCCGTGTCAAATCAACGCTCCACTTGACGAGAGGTACCTTGTCAATTGGGGCGAACCCATTCCCTCTGTCAGGCTACTGCTCCGTCGCAGCAGCCTAGTGGATCGTATTGTGACCCCACGGACGTCTATCACGGCGACCGATGAGATGGGTCTCATCCGGCTCTACCAGAGTAGATTGCCGCCCACGCCGGGCTACGATAACACCGCTTGGTTACAAGCAAAGGGCATCGAAACCCCGGCAACCACCTACCAGTTTACGTACAGTAACATGACGTACATGGCATGGTTTGCGGCAAGCTTCGTAGCGATGCGAGGTGCCACACGGTGGCACTACAACCTGGTGAACCCCGATGGTACGCTCCCGTACAATGTGACTGTAACACGACGTTCGACGAACGCCTTGACTGCAGTCTCGGGACAGTTGGAAGGCACTTACGTGTCTGGTTCTGCTAGTACAGGTACTACACAGTCTCTCTTGAAAGGAAAGATGTGGAACAACCTGACTGGCTTTACTGGGCAGTGTGGAGTAGCCCTTACCAACCCATACACACAGACTGGTGTGTCCGTGGAATACCCTATGATGACGAACTACATCTTCCAGTTCGCGAATCCGCGAACTTGGTTGATAGGTACATCTTCAGATGGGTCCGACAAGGACAACTATGCTGTGGAAGTGGAAATCCACCCTGCGGCTGGCTTAGGTCAGCAGCGTATGCAAATTCAACGCTACGCCTCGGCAGGTACAGATTTCGCACTGCACATGTTCCTCAATACCCCAGTTGTTAACTACAACCCGGGTATGGGTAGCGTGCCAGTGTAAGACGGAGTCCGGCGGCGTCGGACAACCCTGTTGAATACTTCGCTCTATTACATATACGTATGGAACGAGCAAGTTGGGATCGATCACTCTGTGATGTCAGCCTACAATTGTAGGTATTAGTAGTTTTACTTTCTGTCATCACTCCGGGTGATGGAAAGGTTTTTTAGCTAATGCCGAATTTTATAGGTTGGCGCACAGACAGCGCCT